ACGGTGCTAAACCATGCGCAAACTGTTCACCTTCTGTTGTTTTTCCTAAAAACTTCTCCATCAATCCCGTTTCAGGAAGTTGCATTTTTTTGCCATACTGATGAGCTTCAGGAGAAACTATTGCTTTCTCACCAAGATATTCAACCCCTCGGCCAGGCTGATTTAATACTTTTCTTATAAAGTCTGGGAATCCAATAGCTACAGATGCTGCAATTCTAGGATTTATTTTCCCTGGCTGTACTTCATTTTGACCAACTTCAAGCGCAAGATTTCCCGCGCCCTGTATTAATCCTGGGATAGATCGCAATGCTTCTGGGATAGCGCCCATGGCTAAGCGACCAACATCACCCCCAACAGATCCCCACCCTTGTGGCTTATAAGGAGCTTCTTGATTAGCTGCCCCTTGATTCCCTTCCAGCTCTGCTAAGATAGCCGGATCTGTAACGCGACTGCTTTTTTGTGGCGTTTCAAGCTCAGCTAATAATGTAGGATCGGTTATTTTGGCCATTACTTAATCATCTCGTCATGCCATCCATCAGCATATTTATAATAAGTTTTACCATTAATAGTTTTTGTTTCTTCAGGTTCATTACCTTCTGATTTTCCTGCTTTTCCGCTTTGTAAATCTTTTAGGCGCTTTTCAGCAATATCTAATCCTTTTTTGGCACTTTCTTTTAATTGCAATACTTTACCTTTTGCAATGCTGTAATCTTCATTGAATCCTGGTTTATTTTTTTCAGCCATCTGCAAGCCTGTTTGAAGACCCCTAGAAGAGTATTCATTGGATTGTTTGCCTACTAATTTCCCCGTGATATCTTGTATGCGACCATAATCTTCACCCTTTGCGTAATATTTTCTTAAGCCACCCTGTATTTCTCCAAGTTTTCCAGGGACAACATTTCCCCACCATTCTTTTTCATGGCCTTTATTTTTTTCATACAATTTTTCTAACTGTTCAATTAATTCATAATCTTTTTTAGCCTTCGGCAATTCTTCTTCTAATTTTTGACGTTCAATCACATGGCGTTTATTTGTTTCTTGCTGTTCTTTCTTTTTGGTTTCAAGTTCAGCTTTTTGCTCTGGGCTTGCACCTGTTCTTGTCGCTGTTAATTTACCGCTAGGCCATCTTTCATATTGAACGCCATCAACGACAGTGGGCGTCACACCTGGAATTCCCATCAATCCAGCTACATTATCAAGCCGTTCTTTTCCAGGCTGAGCAGGTCTTATGGTGACTGTTTCGCCTGGTTTTAAATCTGCTGGATCGATAAATCCTGAAGACTGAGCCACTTCCTGTTTAATTTGCTCTGGCGTTACGGTTTGCTGTGCTGGCTGTGCAGGTGGTTGTGCTTGTTGCGGATATGGAACATTAGACCGTTGTTGATGTGGTTGACCTTGAGGAGCCATTCCCATAGGAGCTTGCTGCATAGGCGCACTTCTTTGGCCCATAGGCATTTGCATATTTTGCGCTTGCATTGGTGGGTTCATAATGCCTTGAGGCTGAACAGGAGGAGACATAATGTTGGATTGCTGTCCAGGCATAGACATTTGTCCACCGTTTGGATCTAACAAATTAGCAAACATCATATCCTTTTTAGCTTGAGCTAAATGGCTCATACCTTGAGCATATAAATTTTGTGCTTGATAAGGTGTTATCTGGTGTTGGTCTATTAAATGTTGAATTTGATAAGGCAATAAAGCGGCAGCCTGCTCTAATTGTTTCATCTGTATGCCAATAGTATCTTGATGATGCATATGCTGTTGCGCTAATTGTTTTTCATTAAAACCTAAAGTTTGGTTAAATTGCTGACCTTGTTGGTGCATTTTCCCAAGATTTATCCCATGCCCCATCATTTGTTGCCATAAACCTGTGCCTTGCTCCACCCCTCTTTGAAGAGCCTCTGCGCCGCCAGTATAATTTGGGATATTTAATGGCATTACTGGCCCCCAGTTGTTGACCAAGCTTTGGACATATTGTTCATAGCGTTAGCGCCTTGCTGTGCTCCATATAAATTGGCACCTGCACCCAATAATTTACCAAATAATTCACCGGGAGCATTTACTTGATTAAATTTCATCTGAGCGGAGTTTTGCCCCATATTGGTAGCATTATTGCTCAACTGATTACCTGCATTAGCGCCGACTCCATAGATGTCTTGAGCTAATCCCGCACCTTGCAGGTATTGCTGAATCATCTGCTCGATGTATCTTTGTTGGTCTTCAGCGCCTATTTGATTTGTACCGGCTTGAATGGCTTGCAATGCGGGTGATGAACCACTGAGGCCCATTGAGCTAGCTGCTCGATTGCCTTGATTCATGGCGCGTTCCTGGGCCATCGTAGCCGCATCACTTTGCTGATAATCCTGAAGCCATCTATCATGAAGCCCAGAGGGGTTAAGCAAGTCTTGCATTGCCTCATTAAGATGCCCATAAGCCTCTTCACCATGCTGCTGATAAGGCTGTAAATAGTTTTGCCCTTGCTGATAATACTTATCAAGCTGCTCTTGGCCTTTTTTATAGCCCTTCCCAGGGTTGAGAAAGCTTGAGAACATATCAAATAAACCCATAATAATTCCTTAAGGAAACGCTGTCGTTGAAAATTGAACTAGAGCGCCCGATATTCGACCCACATAACATGGTGGGATATGGTCTGTGCAATAAATGAGCACGCCATCACTTAAAAGGCCCGCAGTGTTTAATGTGATGATTTGTGCCTGCGTTAAAGTGACAGGGCCGTAGGGCGTTCCAATCCCATTAAACTGATTCTGTATATCTATAATGATTTCGTTCAGTGAATCAACTGTAGTTGATACCCATGAATTGAATGAAAATGAGAAATCATCATCTTGCAATGGGGCAGCGTCAATCCTATCCAAGAATAAAGGCATTAGTTTGCGCCTCCGCTTGCCCTGCGTCTTGAGTGAACCGCGCCAAGTATGACAATAGGTGCCGAACTCACACAGATGAGCTTGTAAACCCTGTTTCTTGAAGTTCCCATCTCATACCATCGCATAATCCAGCGATATTCGCCTAACGGCGAGAATTCTCTTAAATCATAGGATTCAAACGTTACGCCGCCATCATCGGAGGCATAAAGGGCTATATAAGGCTTAAATAGCGCATTGTAATGATTATCACTAAAGCCAGGGGTATTACCATCTTCGGTGATAACAAAAATTGGATCGCCGGTCGTCCCCGCATCCTCTGTGATAACAAATGTTGGGCAATCGGGGTTACTATCTTCAGTAATGATAAATACTGTATTATCAAATGGCGCATTGTTTTTATAAAATGTCTTGTCACCAAATACAAAGTCAATTTGCACGTAATCTGTAATGAACTCAGAATAATCGGGTTCAAATATTTGTTGCGTGATAAGCTCGTAGCGCATCGGATATTTAGTGAATGCGTTCACATCTTGCGGATTAGTATTAGGTGTAATTAATTCATTATGATAAATATTACCAGCCATCTCGTATATTGCATTATCACCCATTACAGTAACAAGATGCTTATTAATGAAAAATACATGCTTTTGAATGCGGTTTCTTTCACCATTTAATTCAATCACTCTCCCCCATTTTTGAGTAGAGAAATTGAACTCAAGGGCACTTGCTGAATCTTGAATATCTAACTGAAGATAATTTAAATAAGAACCAGCAGATACTCGGTAAAATATCGTATTTTCATATTGATATAAGAAGCCATTAACCGGCCCAGAAATGAAGGGGCTAACCCCATCAATGGTATCACTGGAATTTTGTAATAAAACATTAATAGCCTGTGTTGATATCGGCGTAGGTTGCTGACCATTTGAAGTCATAAATGTGCGCAATCCCGTAGAATTCTTGGCAAGCCAAGTCATCATGCCAAAATCAATGCTTAATGATAATGGATCTGCAATCCCGTAATCCCAATTATAAGAAGAGCTTAGTTTAAATGGAAAATCTCTGGTTACGCCGCCTGACGTTATCTGTGTTGGAATATTGGACCAGATATCTGTCGTAAAATCACAGAAAATATAAAGCTGGTTATGTAATACACCCATTTGCCCTATAACGCCTGACGCCCTATTGAATATAGGAGCACCATTTTCCGTGAAACAAGTTGCAGGATTTAATGGAACACCGCCAAGATTCACCGCTGAAACACCATAATTAGGAGTGTTAGCGCTACTAACGACGAAACTATTACCAAATGTGGCTATATACAAAGGATTAACGGGCAAATTAGAGTCTGTCACTTTCACAAATGTCACAGGCCCCGCGCTCTCAGTAATGATAAACATACTTGTGCCGGTCGTTAGGCCGACATAGGTCACATTTCCCACAGGAAGATAAGCAAACCAGCAAGTTGAACCAAGTGGAATACTGCCAACAAAAATTTGATTCAAAAATTGGTCAATTTGAATAACACTTGTGCCATCTATAACATAAATGAAATTTACAGATTTAAATACTTTGGATGGCTCGGTATTGAATATGAGTTTGTTTTGACCAAAGCCATCAGTTATATGTTGTCTTCCCATGCAAGGGTAGAGAGCTTGGCCATTCTTGCCATCAGGCATGGAGATAGAATACCAATTAGCGCAGTCCATTGAACCCGCAGAAATAAATCGCTGTCTGTCAAAAAAGCAGAAGATTGGAAGTAACTCTGTAGGTGGAAATTCTTTGAATGCCATTATTCTGCCCACCGAGTTTTTGCCAGAACATGCTTAATTGTTCCGATAGCAACATTATATTTAACGGCCAGATCCTCAATAGATTCGGTTAAAGATTCTCTTCTAATCGATCTCGCCTTGTCCATTGATAATTTAATTCCTTTTCTATTTCTGGCTTGATCTTTGGAATCTGACCATTTGCAGTTATTTGGTTCATAGTTTTTATTATTATCTATGCGATCAATGGATAAATTATCATTGTATCCATTTTTTAGAGACCATTCGCAAAATAAATCAGGCTTTTCAAGCCATTCATTACAAATTTTAATTCCTTTTTCGCCATAATTATGGAAATTATTATCTTTTTTATAATAACAACGCGCTCTCATGCATTTGAAGATTTGAACTAATCTA